GAATATGCAGACACTACTAGTAAATAGATTTGAGTATGTAAGGTCTACATTTATACCAAAAGTAGGGTACACAAGTAGTGCAGATTTAAGTATAAGGGTGAACTAAATGCCTGATGCTTCTCAAGTACAACCTTTTTCATTTTCATGTCAAGGAGGATTAGTTTTAAATCAACCAACATTTAATATGCAACCCGGACAGGCATTAGAGTTAGAAAATTTTGAGCCTGATATTAATGGTGGCTACAGAAGAATAGATGGGTTTCAAAGATTTGTAAGACAGATTGTACCTCAAACATCTTCATCAAGTGAAGAAGTTTTGATGGTGGTAAATTTTGCAAACAAAATAATTGCAGCTAGAGGGCAGAAAATATTTAGCTCTGCTTCAACTGAACTAGCTACAGCTATCGCATCAGATACAACTATGTCAGGTTCAGGAACGATAACAGTTGATAGCACAACAGGATTTAGTTCAAGTGGCACATTACAAATTGATTCAGAGAAATTTACTTATACAGGTGTTACATCAACAACTTTTACAGGTGTAACGAGAGCAACAAACTCCAC